GAATGCGCTAGTGTCCGTCAGCACAACCCCAAAGTCTGTGGCGTCAGTGCGGTATGGCAATTCGATAGCCGACCAGTCAGAACCGGGACCGATTGCACCACCCGTACTAATTGGGAACTCAGCGCCTTGCGGGTCGTAAGCGTTACCTGTTGCGGGCGTTCGGCCACCTTCAACTGTCACGCACTGCGAGCGGCTGACCTTCATGTCTAGCAGAATCGGAAAGTCTGTTGGCCCCGCGTTCTGGATTTCCTCAAGCTCTACCCTGAGCATGTACGCTCGCGTGGAAGTCGTGCCGAATGACGTGCCGATGCCCGTGCTTGCCTCAAGTGCCGCAATGTAGTCCTTAGACGTCACTTCTATGGCGATGTGCAGGTAGTCTTCGATGACGTCAGCACCAATGATCTTTGTGTCTTCGCCCAGCGTCCACTTCGACCATGCGCTTTGCAGTCGGTTGCGCTCCGCTTCGAAAAACTTGTAGACAAAAATGTTGTTTGGCTCGTTGTGACTTAGTGCGAACAGCATCTGCTTTTTCTGCGAGCCGCACAGTGTATGCACGCCGCTTGGGATATACTTCGGTGCCTGCGCAGTGATTTCAGTGCTGTCAATGATTGCCGTATCGACCTCGCTGGTGATCTCCATGCACGTCGTGAACGACACGTTGTCCTGCGGAAAGAACACTTTTGTACCCAAAGAAACGGGCCGAACTAGAGCGCTGGCTTCGATGCTGGCCGCTTGTTGGAGCAAGGCAGTCGCTGGTGTCAAAGCGTTAGGCGCAATCAGTCGGAACTGCGCGCGGTCGCTCATTAGCATCAGGGTATTTGCAAACGGCACTGCACTCTGCAAAACGTCAACGCGCCCGGTAGACATGGATATGTCAATGCGGTCGCTGTCGAGAAGCTGCACGACTGTTGAGCGGAAAAAGTTGCTGGTGCTGCCGTAGTCGGTGCCGCTTAGAATCATGTTTTCGTCAGAGACAAATCCAAGACGCCCACCGTGAACAAAGACGTCATTGATAGTCGAGCCAACAAAAGACGGAACTGCGTTGCTATCGTTATTACCTGCTACGCGCGGTGCATACTGGTGACGAGTGAGCGAGAAATAAGGCGTACCGTCTTCCTCAAACAAGCGCTGTATTTTGTGCGGCAGTGTAGTCTCATCAAAGATGTAAGGCGTTCTGTAAGTCTCAACATACTTGCCTTGGCCTTGGTCTGCGATGACGTAATAACCAGCGTCACCTACATCGCCCCCAATGAGGCGCACTTGACCTGCCGCTGCGCCGCCCGCGTTCGTACTAATCGCATCAAGGTCTTGGAAGGTTGCCACGGACGGGTAATCGGTGGTGTTGACTTCCAGATGACGTAACGGTGCGTCTGCGGTAGGGCTTACGTTGAGAAAATCTGGACCTTGCCAGTCTGCCTCTGTGTCCTCACCCGTAATTACGTCAATAATGTCATTGATTAGATTTACCTCAGATGTCAAAAGTCCGATACCAGTTTTCCATAAGTACCGCGCGGGGCCACCTGAACCTGGCGTACTGGTTGCCACTTCACTAATGCTAGTCGGTTGAACGCTGGTCAGGTTGTCAAAGTCCACGTCTGGATTGCTGTACGCGCGTCTCGCTGCGCCGCTGTAAGTGTGCCAACTGCTGTGGTCATTGATTCGCAATGCACGATAAGTAGCACCTGCGTCGTCGCTAATTTCCAACACGCCTTGCGCATTGATCTGTAAGTCATTGACAATCGTGCGCCCGTTGATTGTGGCTGTGGAACCATTAGGTCCAAACGTGCCTTGTGTTCGAGACGGGTAAATTACGTCAAGGGTCTCTGCGGTTGCGTCTGCGGCAATTAGCTGACGTGACAGCCAAGGCAGCGACAGAAACTCAGCAGGGCTTGTTCCGGTGTTAGCACCGCCGTTGAAAATCGACCTATACAGCTCGTAGCTTATTCCATTATAATTATCAGTCACGCCCGTTTGTGGTATGACAAAATTATTGCCTTGGTTTTTAGTAGTGTAAGCTGCCCCGGTTAGTGGGTTTGTTGTCGAAGACGAAAAGTAGAGCACGTTGGAAAGCCAACCGCTAAAATATGCCGATTGACTAACGCCAGTAACCAGCGCCTTTTGTCCATTGCTGAATTTGACGTAAGAAAGACCAGTTGTAGGGGTGTTGAAAACGACGCGGAAAACCCTGCGGTTCAAACTTTGCCGATTAGCAGACGTGCCGCCTGCACCATCATCGCCGCCTGTGCCTCCGCGTTCCACGTCGTAAGCAAGCTGCGGGTAAGCTGCAAAGTGGTGTGGCTCAAAGGTGCGGTTCTCGCCGCCATCAACCGTCACGTTCTTGTTGACCACAAACGTCGTGTCGGCAACGGTTGCGAACCGTAGGCTACCCGCAAAGTCCGTTGTGACACCTCCGTCACCATCCGACGTAAGGTAAATGTCAGCCGCCTCACCGTCAGTTTCGACCCGTAACGCCTGCCCGGTGTCAGCGTCAAAGGCACGCAGCCCGTCAGCATCCACGACAAGACAGTAATGTTCCGTGGCGTCACGGTTGATGAAGTGCGTTGCGGCCTTGTCGCTGAACGTCGGCGCGTTCGTCGTACCGTAGTCGTACAGCTCGCCTAGCCACTCAGTCGCTTGACGCTTCTGCATGCCGACAACTGGTGACAAGTAGGCATTCTCAATCTCGCTGGCCGTGTTGCTGAACCGCAAGTTCTCTGACTGCTGCGAGACGCCACCAACAAGGTCGCGAATGGTGTCACTAATCAGGGGCATTAGCGGAACAATCCCGTGCGGTGAACGATGCGTGCGGTGCTAATGTTGTCGGCTATCATGTTGTAACCGGCCACGTTTGTTTCCTCATTGACCAGTTGCGTGTACGCCGTCTGTTCGTCAAACCGGTCGGACTGCGCCAGCGTCTCGCTGCTAATGGTACGCTCTTGGAAAATCCGCGCAGCACGCAAGGCAATGAAGCGGCGCGCAGTCTCCGGCAGTTCGTCGTAAGGAAGACCAATCGTCTGATCGACAGTGATGTCATGGTCAAATTTATAGCTGTGGGTCAGCCGGTTATACAGGTAGACGCCTCGCTGCACGATGGGCAGGTGGCTGTCGTTACCGCTCGGCTTCACTCGCATGACGTTCGGCGCAAGCACGATGCGGCCTTCAAGGTTGCGAGCGAGTTTGATCTGTACGTCAGTGTTCCAATGCCACGACTGAGTTTGCAGTTCGCGCGTGACGTTGCGCACGATGTCGAGTGCAATGGTGGCGTCAACAACGGTGTCATCCTCAAGGCTCTGCACTGGCGTCTCGCCAATGTTCATCAGACACGTATTGACCGCTTCAAGTTCTGTAGTGGCTACGACTGGATTGCCCATCTGTGGTGTCTCCGCTGCTGCAAAAGGGAATAGGGGTAGCCCGGAAGCCACCCCTAAAAGCTAGACCTTAAAGGTCGGTCGGAGCGTTACCGGTAATGCCGATCATGCACTCAGGGCGAAGGACGCCGTGGCCCACGGCCATCTTCGACACCATGAGCGTACCAAGTCGCCGTGGGTCATAGCTGCTCTCGGAACCAAGGCCCAGAAGCTGCACCGTGCCAAGGGCTTCGGGGTGCATAATGAGCGCAAGGAAGTTCGACATGTCCGCGTTGTACTGGCTGCGGAAGTCAGGGAAGCGGTCATTGCCACCAAGCTGCGGCGAGGAGCCGTGGTTCACTGCCATGTTGGTCGTCTTGACAACTTGCATCCCGGCAACACGCAGAACGGAAGCGTCAGCGTAGTCACCGTTGTTAGACACAAAGTCACGGTTCAGAATCTTATCGTTCTGTACGAGGCCGTAGTACACAGCCGGGGAGACGTACACGAAACGGTCAGATTCTGGCACGAACTTCTCGTCCAGCTTCTGTGCTGCCAGATAGATTGCGTCAATCAGTTCGGCAACAGTGTTGGTGGTCTGGTCAGCATCAGCATCCACGACACCCGTTACGGCAGCGTTAATGTTGATAGCTTC